TCAAGGTGAACAGCACCGACTATGTGTGGAAGGTCGGCAACGAGGGCGGCATCACGAACGGCGCGCCCGGCACCATCTACGGCGTGCCGTACCGCATCGGCCAGTATGTGCCGACCGCGACTGCGAACAACAATGTCTTCGCCGTCGTGGGCGATTTCAACTACTTCGAGATCTTTGACCGCACCGGCATCACCTCGATGATGGACCCGTACTCGGCAGCGTCGACTCACGAGACCACGCTGTATGTGTACACGCGCACGGACTCGAAGATCACGCTCGCGAACGCGTTCGCCGCGATCACCTGCTAAGCCATCTTCTTCTTCGCCCTGGCTGGGGGGGAAACCCCCCGGCCGGGTTTATGAGCATCCCGCTTCTCACGATCAAAGCCGCCCTGAAGGTGGACTTCGATGACGATGACCGCGAGCTCACAAGGCTCCGCGAGGCCGCTGTCTCGCTGCTTGAACGCAAGACGCGGCTGAATTTTGAGACGGCCGCGCAGGTCATGCGGCTGCCAAAGTTTGTCGATTCGATGTTCGCCGTGGTGCCGTATCAAAGCCTCACGAGCGTCACCTACACCGACGGATCGGGCGCGGCGCAGACGATGCCGAGCACGGACTACTGGGTCGATCTCACCGACGCCGCGCCGGTGCTGCGGTTCCTTGAGCAGCCCGCGCAGAAGGAAGGCACAATGGTCGTGGTGAACTACACCGCGGGCTACGCCGACCTCCCCGCGGATGTCGTGCACGCCGTGATCTCGCTCGTGGGCCACTGGTACAACAATCCCGAGGCCACGCAGCCGATCGCGCTTCAGACCGTCCCGCTCGGACTTGAGTACATGATCGCCCACCTTTCCACAGCGAGCATGATCCGATGATTTCGGCGGGCCGACTCAAGTGGGTTGCGACCGTGCAAACGCCGTCGACCTCGCAGGACGCGCTTGGCATGCGCGTCGATACCTGGACGGACGGGGCAACCTTTCGCTGCGACCTGCGCAACGACTCGGCGAACGAGCAGCAGTACGCCGACGGCGTCGCCGTCGTGAAGGCGTACGAGGTGCGCGCGCGCTGGCAGGCTGTCCAGGGCGCTGGGCTGACCGAAGTCGATCGGCTGGTGGTGCGCGGGAAGACGCTGCGCATTCAGGCCATCCGCAACCTCGACGAGGCCGACCGCGTCGCCGTCATCGATTGTTCGGAGGTCGCATGAGCCTTGAAAGCGCCGTGCGCGCCATGCTCACCGCGGGCAGCACGATCAACCTGGTGCCCGATGCTCGCATCACGCACGGCTTCCGGCTTCAGGAAACGCTTCTGCCCGCGATCACCTACGAGCTCGGGCAGACGGCGCTCGCGACCGTCGGCAGCAGCCCGCTGCGCACCGCAGAGCTGCGCATCGCTTGCATCGCCGACACGACGCTTGACGCGCTCGCGATCGGCGCACAGGCGCGCACCGCGTGCACGGAAGGCACCTACGACAGCATCCAGTTCCATGCCGTGACCGAGAGCGGATTCTCGGTCGAGCCGCCGGTCGTGGCCGACGGCGACGAGTCCGAACCGGCCGTCTATTCGCTGACCTACACGCTCACCTATCAGGAATAACACATGGCATTCTCCACCAAGCTCACCACCATCAGCATCGGCGGCGTCAACATCGCAGCCGTCGGCTCGGTCGAGTTCACCAACGAGCGCGGCATCCTCGAAGTGACCGAGCTCGGGCAGGACTTCCGCACCTACACCCAGGGCATCAGCAACGCCACCGCATCGCTGACGCTGTATTACGATCAGAGCAGCTCGTCGCACACGACGCTTGAGAACCTGATCACCACGCCGAGCGCTCCGGCGTTCGTTCTCACGCTGAACACCGGACAGACCTACACCTTCACGGCGTTCGTCAGCTCGTTCGCGATCACGGCGCAGGCCGGTGAGGTCGTGCAGGCGACTGTGCAGCTTCAGGTGAACGGCCTGGTGGTGATCGCGTGAAGTCAATCCGTGACGCCCTTTCTCTTGCAGACCACCGCGCCGAGCTGTGCGGCGCGGTGGTCACGCTTCGCCGACCGTCGGCGCTCGACCTCATCGAGGCGATCGAGGTCAGCTCGAACACGCCCGCGAGGCTGCACGCATGGTTCGTGTGGCGTCACCTCGTCGAGGACGGCAAGCCTGTGTTTTCGTCGCTCGACGAGGCGCTCGCGGCCGACGCGCACACGGTGACAGCGATCGCCAAGGAGGTCGAGAAGCTGTACTCGGAGGGCCGGGACTAGGACACGCCGCGCGCGGAGTGCTCCGCGCGGCGCTGCGGCATGTGAGCACTGGACTCGACGGCGTCTCGGTGGCCGTGATAAACGCAGACCTTGAGATCCCCGATTGGGAGGGCATCCGTGCCGCGCTTTCTAAGACGCAAGGAACGCACCTCCACGCGCATCGGCACGGGGTACACCGCGCAGTTCACCTTCGATCCTGAGGATGTGCGCAAGGTCATCGACGCCATGCAGGAATGGCCCGAGGAAATCCGGCAGCAGATCGTGCGCAAGGGCCTCGCGAAGTGGGGCAAAAGCGTTGTGACAAGCGCTAAGCGCTTCGCGTACGCGAAGGCGCACAACACCAAGCGCGCCATGATCCAAGTGACGCGCAAGTACAAGAGCGGCGTTATTTGGAGCGCCGTCGGCGTGTCAACCGGCCTGAAACCAAGAGGCACCGAAACGAAGGGCCGGTACGGCGACATGCTGCCCGGCTGGCGATCCCACTTCTACGAGGTCGGCTGGACGCCCTACGCGGCGCGCGACGGCGACGAGGCGCTCAGGAAGGGCAAGGGCCGCGCGTGGCGCAAGGGCCTGCGGAAGCGCCTCACCGGCCAACCGCGGCGGTACCAGCTCCAGTACATGGCGAAAGCGTACGCGACCAATGTCTCCAGGTTGAGCCCGGCGCTTGAAGCCGCGCTCGCCGATTTCACGAGGAAGGTAAGCCGTGGCTAAGGTCCCAACAATCAAGGTTCCGGTGACCGTTGACGCCAGCGGCGTCGAGGGTCAGCTGCGCAGGGCCGAGAAGGCGTTCAAGGACAGCGAACGGCGGCTCGCTCGCGTGCGATCCGCCGCGACGCCCGCCCTAGGCGCACTCGGCGGCGGCGCGCTCGGCGGCGTCGCCGGTGGCCTCGGGCAACTCGGATTCGGCGGCGCGGCCGTCGGCGCTGGCGCAATGGCCGCGGCCGCGCCCGTGCTGATCGCGCAACGCATGATCAGCGCCTTTGCGGAGGCCACGAAGGGCAGCACCGAGGCGCTTCAGAAGTTCCGTGAGACGGGCGTCAACACGACGCAGATGAACAGCACCATGTTGGAGATCTTGAGCAGCATGGAGGCACGCGCGCAGAAGCTCGCCGAGGCCCCGAGCGCGTTTCAATCGTTCCTTGCTGGCGCTGGAAGCGAGACGAACGGCATTCTCCAGGCGCTCGAAGGCATGTCGGAGGGCCTGAATGGCTTCGCCGCATTCATCGGAGCGCTTACCAGCGGCAAGAGCTTCCGCGAGGCGTTCCTTGCGATGCAGCTGCCGTCGGCCGGTGAAAGCCGCGGCGAGCAGATCAGGGCCGAGATGGAACAGATAGCCGCGCAACGGCAACGATTCACGGATGTCGGCGGCTCGTTCCTCGGTGGCGTCGCTACCGACCTCGCGCCGTACATGGGGCAGATGCTGATGCAAATCACGAGGGCCCTTACATGAGCGTCACAACTGCCAGTTTCATTTACCACGAGGTCGAGCCGATTTCGTGCGTCGAGCCGAGCGCCGACAACCCGGGCACGATCACGAATAGGCTCATCGTCGAGCGCAAGAAGACGGGCTCGCCACCAACGCGCGCGCCGGTGGCGATTCCCGACGATGTCGCGCTCCTAGGGTCCGAGGGCGTCATTCCGGCCGAGGGCGACTTATGGCCGGGCACGGGAACCTGGCACCCGCTGTGCCGGTTCCGAAACTGCTCGTACGAGACGCTTCCGGGCGGCGTCGTGCAGATCACCCTGAACTGGTCCACGCGCTACATCGTCGATCCGGTGAACGGCAACGCCGACCAGATGCCGATCGTCATGGAGTACGGCACGCGCGTGCGTAGCCAAACGATCTTCCGCAGCGGATGGAGCGTTTCGCCGCCAGCGTCGCTGAATGCCAGCACCACGGACATCGGAGGTACCTCGCTCAAGTCTTCGGACGAGGGAAGCACCATCGATGTCGCGCAGTGCAATGTGCGGCTGCGAGCGGTGCAGGATGCCACCGTCACAACAACAAGCGCAGCGGCAAGCACGCTCTCAAATTATGTCGGCAAGATCAACAGCGCAACCTTCTGCGGCTTTGCGGCCTACTCGCTCATCTGCACCGGCCTGAGCATCAACAAGCTCGAAGGCGAGTTCTACGAGGTCGTGTTTGAATTCCTCTTTGACCAGTGGTACCACCACGAGCAGACCGCGACGATTGCGGCCGACGGGCGACCGCTGCGCACTGCGGCCGGTGAGCTGTCCGAGGTCAAGTGGAAGCGCCTCGCGCGCACCTCGACCGACTTCAACAACATCTTTGGCGGCGACGCTCGGCTCAAGCTGCGCGCCGAGAACGGCTGGTGGTCGTGAGAGTCGGCACCGGCTCGCAGCAGGCTCGCACCCTGTCGGACGCCGAGCGCGTCCGCCGGATGCAGTTCGACCACACCCCGTCGAACGGGCTGCTCGCGATCATCACCGGCGCTACCGGAACGGCCGTGGCGTACCAGTGGCTGTACAACTGGTCCGAGGCCGAGCTTGTGTCTGCGAGCCCCTACAGCGTCGCAGCGAAGGCGCTCGGCGTCCAGGGCACGGCCGTCAGCATGTCCGAACTCTCGAACGGCGCGAAGGTGTCTTATGGTTTGACGGTCGCGAACCTTCCCGCGGGCTTTCAGCCCGTTAGAATCCCCGACGGCACAGCGGTTTGGATCGTTCCGTGGCGTCAAAACAATGGCGCGCTCCTATGGTTAATTCTCAACACGCAGGCCGTCGATGGCTCTTGCCCCCCGTGAGGTGACTTATGAGCTGCGTTCCGATCTACAACATGAACATCGTGCAGGGCGCGAACTTCACGCTCACTGTGACATTCTCGGCGCGCGACCTCACCGGCTACACGGCGCGCACGCAGGGGCGCACATCGTTTGATGACAACCAAACCGTGTTCGATTGGACCACGGCAAACGGCTACCTCGCGATCTCCTACAGCGCGCCCGACACGACGCTCACGATCACCGCGACGGCAGCGCAGACCGCGGCGCTCGGCGCGCACCCGCACGGCCAGGCGCACGGCATCGAAGGCGTCTACGACCTCGAGATCGTGTCGCCTGGCGGCGTAGTCGAGCGTGCGTTTCAAGGCACCTTCAGCGTGTTGCCCGAGGTGACCCGATGAGCGACCTCATCATCACGCAGCCCGCCGCAAATGTGCTCACGCTCTCAAGCGCCGCGCCGCAATTCGCCGGGCTTGCAAGCGCTTCGAGCGCGATCACCGTGGATGTGGCGCTCACGACCGCAAATCAGGTCTACGACATCACGAGCTTGAGCCTTTCCGCGGGCACATGGATTGTCGTGGCGCAGTGCCAGTTCTACAGCTCCGGTTCCGGCCTCACCTCGTACACCGCGCGCATCCTGAATGCGTCGAGCGGGGCCGTGCTCTCGTCGAGCAGCTCCCTGCACCCGTCGCAGGCGGGCGGCGTCGCCAACGCGAACATGGGGTGCATCGTGACGCTCACAGCGACCACGACCGTGAAGCTCCAGGCGACTGCAAATGTGAGCTCGCGCACCGTGCGCTACCAGTCGTTCCCCGGAAACTACGACAACGCCACCTGCATTCAGGCCGTGAGGATCTCGCCGTGATCGAGCAGTTCGCACCGGCCGTGCCCGTCGTGGCTGCCGTGCTCGGAGCGGCCGCCTGGTTGCACAACTCGCTCGGCGCGCTGCGCATTGAAATCCGCGTCATTCAGGCGCAGCTCAACAACTACGACCGACGGCTCGACGAGATCGAGCGCGACATCCGCGACCTACAGAAGGAACGCCACCAGTGAAGAGCTACCGCACGACCCTCGCCGGAATCGCTGCCATTTGCACGGCGGCCGCGTCCGTGCTCACCGGACTTGCCGAAGGCACCGCGATCGATTGGACGGCCGTGATCGGTGCCGTGATCGCGGGCGTCGGCCTCATGGCCGCGCGTGACAACCAGGTCACCTCCGAGCAGGCCGGCGCCAAGTGATATATGCGGTGCTGCGCGCGATCATCGACTCGTTCGTCGAGTGGGCTTCGAAGCCTCGCGAGGTGCGCCTTGTCGGCGGCGGCAAGCGCTTCGCTGATCGCGTGCGGGCCGAGATTGACCGTCGCACCCGACAGCCCGATGCTGATCGTCGAGGCGACAGGCCACGCCCGAGTGGCCGTGCATGATCCGACCACGGGCCTGCTGATCGATTACGGGTGGATTTCCTGCTCGGAATTGGTCGGCCAAACCGTCGTTACCTACGAGTGGAGCCCTGATGCCCGCTAGCCCGTACTGGTGTTGCTGCGCGAGCGGCTCGTGTGATTGCACGCTGCGCGATACGGTGTACGGGCAGACGATCGATACCGGATGCTGCCACCTCGATGATGAGCTGCTTCTGTGGTGCTACCGGCCGGGTTGGTCGAACGAGGTGTGGCTGAATTGCTCCGGCACGAGCGAGGTGCACTACAAGGTGACCTGGGCGAGCTGCGAGCCAATCGTCGCGCTGTACAAGTTCTACGGCTGCTTCTACCGCGTCGCCTACCCGCCCCTGCTGATGGGCGCCGAGGGGCTTTGCAGCCTGCCGCGCGGTTGCAGCGTGCCGGGCTGCTCGGGCCCCCCGCCGAGCGGCACGACCACCTGCGAGCCTGGCGGCGTCGATTGGCCGACAGCCACCGATCCGTGCTGTGCCGGTGGAGGCGTGGGCTGCCAGTGCGGCACGACCTGGCTGACGAACCGCATGCGGTTCGTCATGCAGGACGGCGACGCGCGCTACCCGAGCCCGTGCAAGTGGCTCGACGAAATGACCTGCTACGCGGGCGGCGCGAGCGTGTGCGGATCGGGCTCGCTCTACAACCAGTTCCTCGGCGTGGTCTACTTCGAGCGGCACTGGAAGATCCCCGACGGCGTGTTCAGCAAGGACTTCTGCCCGCCGAGCGTGCGAATCTCGATCCCGCCGTGCGACAACTGCACCGATGACTACGACCCGAACCCGAGCACGGCCGTGCCGTATTGGTTCGCGTACGCCGGTGCAGGCGTGCCGTTGTTCTTATGCGATGTGGACGACGCGCTCGCGCACGGCGTGATCTCGGCGCAGGAGTACACCGACCTCCTCACGGCGCTTTACTCGCGCGTGCAGCCGGACCAGGCGATCTTGTGCAAGATGAAGGCGTACTTCACGCCAGGCGACTGGCGCGACGAGCAGGTCGCTGCCTGGGGCGAGCTCAACACGCGATTCCCGGGAGCCGGATACGCCGCCTGCCCGACGGCACCGTGCGACTTGCCGATGCTCGGGCCTTTCCGCAAGCGCTGCGTGCCGAGCACCTGCGCCGTCGGCGCGCAGGCGTGCCTGCGGCGGTCGCTGATGACCGCGACGCATCAGCAGCTGAACCCGACCTGCGGGGAGATCGCGTATCCCGGCACATGCCGCGGCGAGGGGCCGTCGAACTACACCTACTGGGCCGACCGGCAGTGGACCTATTGGCGCGGCGTCGAGGGCGGATGGGCCTGGGGCTGCGCAGATCTGACGCCCGAGGCGTTTCTCGCGGGCACCAACCGCAACAGCCTGAACTGCGTGCTCGGTCTGCGCAACCAGGTGCGGTGCGACCCGAGCAACCTTGACTTGCCGTGCAATGTCGGCGCCTCGCCGTGCTGCGGGCAGTTCACCGGCTCGTGCTCGGGCTGCCTCTCGCAGTCGTGCTCGCCGTTTACCGCGAGCTACACATGCTTCGGCTCGGCGTCTTTCGTGTGCTCGGGCCTCGTGGCGCATCCGTTCTGCCAGGGCATCCGGTTCAACGGATTCCTGTACACCATGCAGAACAACCTAAGCCAACCGGTCGATCCGCTGATGAAGTGCAGCTACAACGCGCTGAGCTACCTCGTGTCGGCGAAGCGCTCGGCCGCGTGGAACGGCACCTGCCCGATGAGCTGCGTGGCGCAGGACCCGCCGCTCGGCGTCTTCAACAGCTGGCCCGCGATCGCGCCAGGCGTGCTCGGGGAGCGCGTCATTTGCCAGGCGCTCGACGCAGGCAGCCCGAACTACAGCACGGCAAGCCTGTGCTGCGGCAACCATTGCCCGTCGTTCGACGCCAACAATTGCGCCTGGTACGAGGAGCTCGAAGGCACGACCTCCACGATCCGGAATGTGTGCGCCGCCAATTCCCAGTGCCCGCCGACGCTGTCGGCCGACCAACAGGCTTGCCTAGGATTCAACCCAACATGTCCGTGAACCTTGGATACATTCCGAATACGGCCGTCACAAGGCTCGTGGATGCCCCGCCGCCGCCGCCGAAGCCTGAGCCCCCTCGGCGGTGGCGCGGGCTCGGAGACGCCCTGCACGCGGCTCTGCGGGCCGTTGGCGTGGTGCGGTTCGTTGAGGCTCGCACGAAGGCCACCGGCAAGCCGTGCGGCTGCGCGGCTCGGCGCGAGGCCCTCAACAAAATCGCGCCTTTCCCCTCAAGCGACGCCCCGCGATAATCCGATAGCGTTATCGTGGTCGCAGCGGCGCTAGCTCCTCGGCGCTTGCCACCTCCACAGTGCGCGGCTGCGGTACACCCGCCGCAGCCGCGTTTATGACCGAACCCACAAAGAAGAAGACCCGCAAGGGCTACGGCGTCAGCCTTGACGCTCAGACGCATGCTGCCATTATCGCATTGGCCAACGCGCGCGAGCGCACGGCCGGTGCTGTGGTCGCCGACGCCATCCAGTGCTATTTGCAGCTCTTCGCGTGCAAGAGCTGCTCGACTGTGGAACCCAAGAAGGAGATTCGCAATGCCTGACCAATGGGGCTACTTCGCCGTCGCGGCCGTCGCTGCCGCGCTCGTCCTGATCTGCTGGAACCTGCCCGAGGGGAGGTCCAAGCGATGAGCAAGGGAACTGAACTGGCGCGGGTGGACGCGCCGCACATCAACGCGCTGCGGCAGGATCTTGCCGTGGTGAAGGCGATGGCACCGCAGATCGTGGGCCGGTACGCCATCAACCTCCAAGGCAAGGCGTACATCACCGTCGCCGGTGCGACGCTGCTGGCGAACGCCCTGGGCTACGCCGTCCGCGAGGTCGGCGTCGTGCGCATCGAGATCCCCGGCGCTGGCTGGGCTTGGGAAGCCACCAGCGAGATCATCGACACCGAGACGGGCAATGTCATCGGCCGCGGCTCGGGCATCGTGTGCGACGATGAGAACCCGTGGGGCAAGCGGCCGATGTTCGCGCGCCGGGCGATGGCCTCGACGCGCGCCGCCGGTAGGGCGCTTCGCCTGAGCCTCGGGCACCTGTTCGGCTACCTCGGCGACAAGGTCGCGACCACGACCGCGGAAGAGATGCCGGAGGAGGGCACATGACACGCAAAGTGATTCAGATCGTGGTCGAACCAAGGCACTTTTCCGGTGGTCGCGACCTCGATGGTGGGCCATTGCAAACGGATTCCGCCCTTTGGTTGCTTTGCAACGATGGAACCGTGTATTTCAAGGATTACGACCGGCGGAATTCGGAATGGGTAGAGGTGGAACTTCCTGATGAAGTTGAATGTGGCGACCCGAATGGAGATGCACCGGAGTCCACCAAGTAGCGACCTAGAAAATCGCAAAACCCCCCCTGCACCCCCCCTTGCGGGGGCTTGACAGGGGAGTTACGCTCGGCGGCGACGCGTAGCTCCAGCGAAGCGTTCGTCCGTCCGAGCGTAAATCTCCCCTGCTCAAGAGCACCCGGAGACAAGGACACACAACATGACACCGCAAGAAGAAGAAAACTGGCGCGCGTGTGCGAGCGCTTTGTTCGGCGCTAACCGCATGAACCGAGTGCCCGAGCCCGCGCTGGCGCAGCTCCTGCGACGGCTGCAGCATCACCGCGCGATCGAGGCGCTTCGGAACTACCGCGACGAGAAGCCTTTCAAGGGCTTCTACATCGACAAGTTCGCGGCTCATCTGTCAGAGGCCGACGCCGCAGACGAGGACGGGACGGACGGCGCTGAAAGCGCCGCCGCCCGCCTCGCAGCGGAGCGCGAGTACAACGCGCAGCTGCGCGAGCGCGTCGAGGCCGAGAAGGCCGACGAGTGGACCCAGTTCAGGGAACTGCCCGAGCGGGCGCTGGTCGCTGCCCGCGAGCGCGGCGCGGCCCTCGGCATCGGAACGCTCGACCGCGATCGCGGCTTCCGGCTGCTCGCGATCGACATGTACTACGGCCGCAACCGGGAGAACTGGGAAGGCCCGAACGCGCGCTGGCAGACCGCGCAGAAGACCGCCCGCAAGCCGTTGCAGGACGATGTCGAGGCCTGGCGCATGCGTGCCATCCATGAAATCGAGCGGCTGCGCGTGAAGCTGCGCGACCTCCAGCTCAAGCACGGGGAGGTTGTCGATGTCACTTGAAGAAGCCGAAGAGCTCTTCCGCGAGATGGCGCTGCTCGCTGGCGATTACGCATGCCTACGCCGCGAGGTCAAGGCGTGGCGAGCCGAGTACCACGACCGTCCGAAGACCAAAGACCTGATCGACGCAATGCGCCGCACCGACGAGCGCCAGGCGCTGCATTTGGAGAATGACCTGTGAGAGACGAACCGCTCAACCCGTACGGCGGCCCGCCCTTCCACAAGGCGCAGGGCACGACGCCGTCGAGCGTCGAGCGCGGGACGCACGGCGGATGCGAGTGGGCCAACACGATGGCGATGCGTGCCCTGTCGAGCGAAGAGCGAAACGACTTCGAAGAGTCCATCGAGCTGCTCAAGGTGCTGACGCACGGCAAGGCCGAGGCGAGCGCGCGCGCCGTGATCGGATACGCGCGATACCAGCACGAGCGGGCCGACCTGCTAGACATTCGCGCCGACGAGCTCATCCGGCAGTTCAACCGGCTGCGCGACGAAATCCACGAGCAGCGCAAGGACCTTGCGCGTTTGCGCGATAGGCTGCGCAGAGGCGCGGCGCATGTGCGCCACGATCGACCCAAGGAAGACACGCTGGCCGTACTGGAGGGCGACGGATGAACAGCCGAGCCAAGGGCGCACGGGGCGAGCACCTCGCGTGCGAGGCGCTGCGATCGATCGGCATCGAGGCACGCCGGAGCGTGCAGTACTCGGGCAAGGGCGGCGACGATGACCTGATTACGAGCGTGCAGGGCATCGGCTTTGAGGTCAAGAACACCGAGCGTCTCAAGCCGTATGCGTTCATCGACCAGGCTGCGCAGCAGTGCAAGCGCGGCTCGGCTCGTCTGCCGGTGGTGCTGATGCGCAGCAATCACCGAGAGTTCCTCTGCATGTTTAGGCTGGCCGACCTTTGGCTAGTCATGGAGCGCTTTCATGCCGCGAAGGTTCAAGTACGCGATTACCAGCAGCCGGAGGTTTGAGCCCGCGCGGCCCGAATGGCACCTCACGAGCGGACGATGGCGCACGCTGCGTAATCGTTGGCTCATGCAACAGCCCACATGCGCGAGGTGCGGGCTACATGGCGAGGAAGTGCACCATGTGGTGCCGCGCCATGTAGCCCCGCACCGTTTGTACGACCCCACGAACCTCATGACGCTGTGCCGTGCGTGCCATGTGGCCGAGCACCACGGGAACGGCCCATATGGCGAACGGCCTATTGAAGGCCCTCAATAGGCCGCAGGAGGGGGGGGTAACTTTGGGTTTTTAGGCCCCCCCCTGCTGC